TCCCGATGGGCGACCCGTTGATGAGTCAGGCAGTCCCGTCGTCATGACTTGGGATCACGTTGAACAGAAGAAAAAGATCCTTTGTGATCTTGCCAATGACAACAAGCCTCGTCCAGATACTGTTGTCTTGGACACCATTAGTGACTCACTCAGGCTTCTCAAACCGTACATTGCCAAGATGTACAACCGGGAGAAGTTCTCCGACGTTGATGGTCGGCTTGGGTGGGAACGCCTCTATGAGACGCTCATTGACTTTGCAGTCACACTGAGACGGCATGGCTATGGTGTATTCTTTGTGTGCCATCTGGCACGGAAACATATCCCTATCGCAGACAACCAGCATGTTGAGGAATACCGCATCATGCTTTCCGACGGTTTGTATGCGAGGTTGTTTCCAATGTTTGACGTTGTTATTCCCGTCATGGCGGCGTGGCGTACAGAAGAAAAGACCATCGAAACTGTAACCGTTGTGAACGGCAAGGAAGTCAAAAGAAAGATTCCTCAGTCCACCAAGGTACGCAAGCACACTGCTGCATTCGAGAATGAAAAGCTCGAAGGCATCACCAAAACTAGGACACTATCCAAGATGACCAGTGTTGACCTTCCAGAATCCAGTCCTTGGCAGTCATTGGAGACTGCCTTCAATGCCGCGAATACCACCCGCTGAAGGCCGGGTGGTATCGCTTTACTTCAAGCCATTTTTCAATAGGAGAAAATACCGTGGCTATCGACCAATCAGTTAAGTCAATGTTCGACTCTTTCCAGACCCAGTATGAATCAGCACAGGCCGACAACGGCATGGGCAGTCTCGGCTGGTGGCCCGATGCAGGTGAGCATCCCGTTTTTGTGACGGGTCTCAGCGTCGAGCCAAGCAAGTTCCGCCAGCGTGATGGCATGGAAGTTGACGGGTTCACCGCCCAGTTCAAGTACCAGCTTCTCGAGGATTCGGGTAGCCCCGACAACCCTCGTGAGTTCCAAGGTGCACCCTTCACCCTCCCCGGAAACCCTTCCGGACTCACCGATGACAAGGCCAAGATGCGTTGTGAGATCGAGACTCGTCGTCTCAAGGGTCACATCGAGACCTGCCTCAACAAGGCCACAGGCAACATTCTGGTTGCTCTGGAAGAAATTGAAAATATTCTCTCAGATGCCGAGCGAAGCATTGTCGTCGAGTGCAAATGTCAGTATGATACTCGGAACGGACGAACATACCGGAAAGATTATCTGACCAAGAACCTTTCCTCATAACAAGCTCCCCCCACTGTACGGCTCCGGGGTTCCCTAACACGGACCCCGGAGTCTTTCTATTAGGTGAGTTGTTCGAGCCTAGGGTCTCGTCATAGGGCCTCGGGGAATCATCATAATCGGTGTACGTGTCGCACGTTTCTGTCGAAAGTCCGTGCGCCTCCTTTCAATCCGCATGCCTCCAGCGGGCTACCCCTATCGACAACGGAGGAATAAACTATGGCTCAAGAAGTGAAAACAATTGTCCATTTCAAAAGCCAAAAGGAAGCGTGGCTTTCGGGCGACGGACTTCGAGCGCATGCCGACAAGGGTGTGTGCCGTCTAGATCTTAAGCGTGGTAAGCAACCCAACTGCGCCATAGGTCTGTATCGAGAAAGGATTCACGATATTCCAGACGGCTACAGAACTTGGCTATTAGTCAGTTCAGTGCTCGAGGGTAGCCACGACGGGTGGGTATCTCACTATGAAGGGGATACCCACCCAACCCTTTGGCTTGACGAATGTAACGTACAAGTCTTCCCTATCAGAAACCTAACTCGCTTTAGGTTTGGAATAACTAAGAGCCACATTAAGTCAGCACTCAAGCATTGCGAGTCTGAGCAAGAACAAGCTTGGATGATCTCAAGGTTCTCACCTAGGTTGTACCCAGCATCAATAAGATACTTACAAGGAAAGGTATTACAACTATGGGTAAATTTGTAAAGAATAAAGTATTCCCATCACCACGTAGGAAAACTTACACCGTCTCATTTCTGGAAGTAAACAGGCACTCATTCGATATCAAGACAGATAATATAGATGAGATTAAAGATACCTTTGAAAAGGTTATTGAGCTTGCCCAGACACACGGCTACGGTAGTGCCCTCAAAGAAGTCCTTACTTCAGAAGACGATTGCTACCAGCACTTGAACATCAAAGACTTCCGCAGTTGGTGGGGGGGCGTTGAAGACATTGAAGCCAGAGAAAAGTTCGGAGAAAAAAGAGAGGTTATGTGCCATGACAGATACGATATTTGACCGCACCGTTTCCATCAGCGTGACACCCGGCACAAAGTATGCCACCGTTGTCATTACATCCAAGAAGGATCCTGACCTCAAGTTTACCCTGCCGGTTGAGGTAGATCATCTACCCCGCCCACGCTTCGACGACCTCATCGAAGCAGCCAAGCGGGTGACACCATGAAGTTGAATTCAATGATGACAGATGGGGGTAAAAAAGGAAAGTTTGACCGCAAGTCCATGACAATGGAACACGAACCCAAGGACCGGGCCAAGTCACGCATACCCAAACAGAAGCCGGGGTTCAAGAAGAGAAGGCGTAAATGAACATGACCACGACTAAAAAGATTACAAAGACACCCTATCGAATGCGGCATAGTGAACTCATCAAAGAGTATGACAAGATCAAGATAGGTGATGTTGTCTTGATGTCGATTACCCGTAGTTACTCGGGCGGAATGATCTGTGAGCATATTGTTTCGACAGGTTATTTCGAGGTTGTTGATGTAACACCTGAAACAGAATACTTTCAGGAAGAAATCAAATTCAAACTCATAACTGGTAATGACTACTACATAACTCTTGCTAAAAAACAGGAACCCGACCCCCAGCTATGTGATTGGGTAAAGGTAGTTGAATCACCTGACACACCTAACGGCATACTCTATCACCTGAAAGGGAGCGTAAATGAACAGACCTGCACCACTCATGCGTAAAGCAATCAAGGTAGCCCTTGAATTAAATGCGCCTTTTGAAGACAGCACCCAGTTCAACAGACATAAGTGGTACATGTTTGTTCTATGGTTGAACGGAAACGATGGAGCTTTTACGCAGCTTCATAAAAAAATACGAGATGTAATTGAAGAGTATGAAACTAAAAACAACTACTCGTCGTCCTCGTCCTCGTCGTCGTCATCGTCGTAGTCATCATCCTCACACAACTCAACGATGTTGCCGGGACCATCAGACCAGATAATCTCGTTCTTAATTTCTTCCAGTACACCAATGACTGTGTACTTATCTAGATTCCACTCAATAGCCCAGCCTTTGATTTGTTTGTGAAGGAAGTCACAAAGTGCGTCAGCCGGGTCTCGCTTCATGGCATCTCCAACAACTCGGCAGACCAATTAATTCCGTTAAGCCGAGACAACCTATCGACCTTACATTCAATGACCAGCATCGCAGTACCCCACTGTGAGGTGTCGCGCCTCTTCATCCACTCAGGAGCAAGAGGACCCGACGTACCCACATTAGCATAGTGCCACGGCAAAGGAATACTCTTTGTCCGACGACACTGGGTGGGGGGAACAGGACGATGAGTATGGCCCCTTACGAGCAAGAGATGCGGATAGCCTCCTAGAAAGTTGGCAAACTGGAGAGCCTCCAGTTCGTCCGACGATTGTCCAGCGTCAAACCCGTGATAAAAGATGCACGGGCCTACCTTGTAACACCCCTTCAAGGACTTCTCGTAGGGCACCCAGTGCCATGTTCTGAACTCCTCCCCCCACTCGGGGTGTCGCCGCCAGTCTAGGAGGCCCCTGAGAGAGCGAGGAACCCGCCTAGGATCGCTTGCTAGAAGATTATCGTCGTGGTTCCCCATGTTGACCCAGCGACGGCAGGAGGGGGGCAGCACGGCCTTCAGAGAGCACAGCAGATTATGGCTAGATTCGTACTCATCCTCGAGGGTGTGGCTGTACTCGTTGGGGTGGACCGAGCCAGCACTGGCCTCGTGAAGATCCCCTAGGTGCCCGAAATGAGTTAGCCCCTTGATATCGGACAGGGTATTGAGAATCCAGTCCTTTGTTTCGGGCGGCATGAAGGGGCAGTGTGTGCACGATATGACCGCTATTTTTGCTAGACCAGACATTCCAATACTCTACCACCCTTTTATTAGTCTTCTTTCCTTAAAAGGAGAGAGACCCTTGGTATCTCTGGTTACTGGCTCTCCTGAGTCATCCCCGGTTGCTGGGGATTTTGGGAAGTCTGGAGATTCTGCCAGATATACCGTGCAGTTTCAGCTTCGATCTTGGGGCTTTCGGCCTTATCGAAGTAATTGTCAGGAACGAACTCTCGGTAAGGCTTCCTTGCCTGTACCTCCATAGTGTCCGAAATCCTAGCCACAACAGAAGACTCCCTTAGCTTAACAGCATTCTTCAACTGGCTCTTGCTGACAGTAAGTGGAAGTTTAAACCTACGTTCAAATTCATTCTTGACATCCTCGGCCCCTTGGATGTTGTTGGACAGTACGTTGGAAATCCAGTTCCTGCGGTACTCACGCATTTGATCACGGTTCTTAAGCATGAAGCCGGACAACTGCTGCGGTTCTTTGAACTGTCTCATGTCAGCACCAAGTGCCTTGAAGATGACAGAGCTTGCATCCATGTTGCCAAGGAATCTACCGTCAGCCTTATAGAACGGTACCTGACCATTCTGGACATTAGACCAGTCAGCA